CTCGCGATCCGAATGTGTCGTGAGATCGAAGCCCGTGTCGACCATGAGGGTTCTAAGCTCTTCCTCCTTGTCGGGGAAAAGCTCGATCGCCGCCTCCACGTCCAGCCATTTAGCAATGCCCATATAACGGGCGTCACTAAAATCAGGCTTGTAAGAACGAGGATCGTAGAAAAAATCATCGCCGAAAATAAAATCACCGCCAATATCCGGGTCGCCATGGTCGCCTTCGATCAACTTGAGCTCGATCCCGCCGATGCCGTCGATGGCGGCCTGCTTGGTGCATTCGAAGTCGAGGTATTTGAAATCCATCCCGTCGAGCGCGGCGCGGATGCATTGCGTGGCGAGCTCGGCGCCGCCGGCATTCTTAGGCGATCGGGGAAAAGCCTTCGGGTCTTGGCGAAGTCGCTGCACAAGCGCTGTGATGCCGTCAACCTTTCGGTTGATCCGGTTGAATGTGATGATCGGCTGCTTGCGCTGCCGGAGGATGCGGATTTCCTCGGCCGTCCAGTGCGCGCCGTGATAGTAGTGGCGCGAGACTTTCTGCTCCTCATATTCCAGCACCTTCGTTGCCAGATAGTCGGTATATTGTTGCCGTAGTCGCGTGACCGGGAAATAGCCGTCCTCGTCGCCCGAGAAGTCGTATTCGTCGGGCGCCTCGGTGCCCCAGTTGCCCACTGTCCCGGTCTGCGACTTGAAGCCGGAGTTATTGCGCGCGGCGTTGCGCCCCATGGTATCGCCGCCGAATTGCCGCCCGCCGAGCACGCCGACGCCCGAGAGAATATTGCGCCTCGGGAGCTGATCGCCCGGATTGCTCTGCGATCGTGCCGGAAGGCCGCCGAATGCCATTATGTGCCTCTACATTGCCAGGAAGCTATCGGTGACGGGCTCGTTCTCGAACGGCTTGTAGCCGACCTCTTCCTCGAGGATCGGCGCCTTGGGCTTGCGCCCGCTCGACACCTGGTCGAGGAGCTGCCCCAGCAGCCCCAGCGCGTCCACCTGGTCGTCGTGCTTGCCGGCCGGGAAGCTCAGGAGCTCGGAGCGGAATGCCGCATACCAGGGCGCCGCGGTCGGGACGTGCAGCCCCTGCAGCGCCATGCGGCCGCGGATGGACTGCGCCCGCACCGCCTTATCGCCGCGGGTCGGAAACTGCTCGCGACCGATCCAGGCCTTGCGCTCGATCAGCCTTTGATCGAGGAACGGCCCGATGCCGGACTTGATCTGGCCCTGCTCCTCGGCCCACAGCCACGGCTTCCATTCCAGGACGAGGTCGCAGACGCCCTCGACCCAGACATCGGACGATGCCTGCTTGCGCCACAGGTCGAGCAGCCACATCTTGCCATCGGGATCGACGCCCACGATCACATGCACCGTGTAGTCGCCGCCGTCGCTCGTTACCGCGTAGTCGCTCGCGCCATAGACGTTGAGCGTGGCGCGCGCCGGCGCCTTCGTATACGGCCGCAGCCACTCCTCCTTGAAGTAGTCTCCGGTCTCAGGCGTCGGGCGCTGCTGGTAGAGCGCCGACCAGTTGCGCGGTATCTGGGTGGCCTTCTCCCGCGCCAGGAACCTGGCATAGCCGTAGGCATCATCCCACAGCCATTCGCCGGGCGCGCGGCCCAGCGGGTCGTTCTCCTCGGCCTCCGCCGGCAGCGACAGCACGCTCCAGCGGTCGCCACCGCGCTCCATCTCCTCGAGCACCATGCCGGCGAGGTCCACTTCGTGCCATCTGGTCTGAATGAGCACCACGAAGCCACCTGGGCGCAGCCGCGTCAGCAGGTCCGATTTGTACCACTCCCAGGTTCGCTCCCTCACCGTCTCGGAGTCCGCGTCCTCGCGCGACCGGATCGGGTCGTCGATGATGGCGCCATCGGCGCGGAAGCCGGTGATGCCTGTTCCAACGCCTGCCGCATAGTATTCGCCACCCGACGCAAGCGCCCAGCGTCCCGCTGCTTGGCTGTCTTGCGAAAGAACCGCCGCCAGCGTCGGGCCATGCTCGGCGATCAGATTGCGGACCTTGCGGCCCCATTTCTGCGCAAGCTCGGTGGTGTGCGAGGCCGCAATGATCGAGCGGCCAGGCGAGCGAGCCATGAACCACGGCGGAAACAGTATCGAGCCGTAAGTCGACTTGGCCGAGCCGGGCGGCATAAAGACAGCCAGACGATCGATTTCGCCATTGGCAACCTGCGTCAGCTTCTCGATCAGCAACCGATGGTGCCGCGCCGGCTCATAGCCGCAGTGGCGCGCCCAGGCTACCAGCGAAGCCCTAATGCGTCGTCGTTTCAGGAGCTGGCGCGCCGCCGTCTGTGGTGAGATAGGCGGCAAGCTCGTCGTCGGTGAGCTGTTCAACATTGCGGTTCAGATGCTCGCTCTTCTCGATCCGCATGCCCGAGAGAATGCCCTTCTCCTTGATGGCGGCGACGGCTGCGGCGGGATTTTTGATCTTCATCGCCAGGACACGGGCCTCCTCGGCCTCGGCGATCAGCGAGGCTACGGTGGTCGCGGAGCGCACCGCGGCGATGGCCTGGAGCTTCAGGGTGCGGGCCATGGCGGTGGCCTGGATTTCGTCAATGCGCGCCCTCACCGCGGGATGGTGCGCGAGGCGATGGCCGTTCGTGCCGGTGCAGGGCTTACCTTTCGCATAGCCGGCGAGTTCATTGGCCTCCACCATGCTCTTGCCGGATGCCAGCGCCTGGGCCAGCAACTCACGTCGGGTGTCTTTCAGTGGTCCGCTCATTGATGATCCCATCGACCGCCCAGTGGACGGCCTCCTCTATCCGCTGCCGGGAGATCGAGAACGATCGGTTGGAGCCGAGCTCCCGCAGCAATGCCTTGAACGCCTGCGCCTGCGCCCGGATGGCCTTGACCTTCTCAAGCTTGGCGGTCTGCGGGTCGACCGAGAGCGTGGTCGGCACGGCATCAACGGCCTCGGCCGCGTCCGTGAACTGCTCGCCGCCGATCGTCTCGACCTTCATCCGATCAGCTCGTCGCAGCGCGTTGGCCATGGCTTACCCGCCCTCGGGTGGGTTGCGGTTGCCGCCGCCGTAGTAATTCCTGCCGCCGCCACCAGAGCCGCCGGTACGCTTGGCCGCCGGACCCTTGACGCCGACGCTCTTCTTGCCCTTGGCGCTCACCTTGGCTCCCGCCGGAAACGTCTTGCCCTGGCCGCGCGGGAACTTGTCGATCTGATAGCGCGTCGGCGTCTGGCTCGCCCCGACGTGGCCGCCCTGCGGTGCGCTTGAGCGCCCCTTGGTGCTCGGCGCCGACCTGGCGCGGTCGGCCTGCGTGGCCTTGGCATTGATCTCATTGACCCTGGCAATGGCGTGGCCGAGGCCGTGCGCCTCGCCCTCGTCCTTCTGGCGGCCATGAAACGGCGCCATCTTGGACTTCTGCACCTTGGTGGAGTTGTTGATGGCGTTCTGCACGCCCTTGGACGACACCAGGCCGCGCCGCGCCAGTGCATTCATCGATTCCGCCATGATCGCCTCCTACTTCGGTTCCGGCTCGGTCGGCGTCCCGGCCGGCGCGTCCGCGATCTCGGCGTAGAGCGCCCGCAACTCGGCCACCACCGCCGGCGACGGCGCCGTGCCCTGTGCGTGACGAGCGGCTACATCGTCCACCGCGGCCTTGAACCGCTCCAGCCACGGCTTGGCCTGCTCGCCGAGCTCGGCTTGCTGCGCCGGCGTGAGGTCGCCCTCGGCCAGCGGCGCGTCCTCGTGCTCGGCGTACTTGTCCTCGTACTTGTCCTGCTTCTTGCTCATGTCCGGCTCCTTGCCTTGTCCAGCGCCCGATCCGAGATCAGGCCGCGCTTCTGTAGTTTGTCGGCACGCTTGTTTGCGGTCGCGATCGCAATGCCCTCATCTACGCCTGAGCGCACCATGGCGCTCGCCTGGCGCGCCGCGGACGAGGCGACAGCGCCCTTGAGCTTCTTGTTGTGCTTCGACGCGAAGCTCTTGCCCGTCCACGGCATCAGCGCTTGCCCTTTTCACGTGAAACAAACCGCTCACACTGTCGGTTATTCCGCACCAACCCGCAGACCAGCTCGCACGTCGACAAGTCCTTGCCCGGATGCTCGTACATGGCGCAGTCGGCACACTTGCGCCCCGCCATGCGATACATCACGGTCGGATCGCCCTTTGCCAGCTTGAAGGCGTCCACGACGCCCTTGGCCTTGAATATCCGCAGCAATTCCTTGTCGCGCGCGCTCGGCTCATCGAGGTAGGGGCCGCACCACAGATCCTTCGGCGGATTGGCCGGATCGCGCTTCTCGCACGCGGCCAGCGCGCCCTCTAGCGCATCCTCGTAGCGATCGGCCTTACCCTTGCCGAGGATCGCCTCGGCCGCCTCGTACTCCTTGGCGGTCGCCATGCCGTGCGCCGCCTGGTAGACATCAACGGGATTGTCGCCATCGTCGACCGACTTCTCGGTGTGCTCGTGCTCGATGAAGCAGTTGACGATCTGTTTCCAGCCCATGCCGCGGACGCAGACCTTGCCGGCTCGCACATCGTCGTACAGCCGCCGATCGATGTAGACCATGCGGCTGTCGACCGACACGCCGCCCGCATACGGGATGTCGTGGCTGGTATCGAGCTTCACCGGCTTGGCGTAGTGCTTCGAGGTGTCGGCCTCGCCGAGTATGAGATACAGCTCTTCGGTTGTTTTCGCCTCGCGCTTCAAATGCCCTACTGACATCGTGAAGCCATCCATGGGGTGAGGGAGTGGGGCCGTCCGCTAAAGCGGCCACACCCTAGGTCCGGCGGCGTGCTGCCGGCCGGGAAAAGAAACGGGCGGTTCAGTGGGCTGAGGGCTGGGGGGGTGAGGATAAACCGCCCGTCTGTGCTGACAGGGCGCAACACAAAGATTGTATATTTCATACAGGATACCTGTTTTCGCGGTTCGTCAAGCACGCCGCCTATCGAGCCCGTAGAAGCCCACCAGCGCCGTCAGCCCGGCCCGCAGCCAACTCACCATTGGCCCCGGCTCCTCGCCCAGCACCGCCACCCACCGCACCATGGTCGATGCCGCAGCGCCTGCGCTCCACAGCGCGCGCGCCGCGCCGTCAAACGCCTCCCAGCGCCGCTGGCACTCGCAAGCGGCCGCCAGGCAGACCATGCTCCCGAGTTCGGCGTCCCACCGCGGCGCGCACGCATAGCCGCCGCCGCGCGCGCCATTGCCAGGCGCCCCGATGCTCGCCCGATACTCGCCCACCGTCACCTGGAAGCGCTGCCCGGCCTCGTGCTGCTCGTCGGTGATCAGGCCGACCAGATTGGCCCGGCCGAGCGGCGTTGCGGCCTTCTCGGAGAGCCGCAGGCTGGCCGGAAGCGTCCGCCGGTGCGGCTGCTCGCTGGTTGCGATACGGCCAGACAAGTCCTTGACTTCGCGGGACAAATATCCGCGTTGCGTGCGTTTTCGGCCGGCTCGGGACATGAAATTCGACTGCTTTCGGCAGTGGTACTTACCTATTCGACGGCTATGCGAGGGACTTCGACGAGAGGCACGAATGTCCGCGCGATATGGCGGGCGAGCGGCTGCGGTATCTTGGCGATCATGGCCGAGGCGAACTTGCGCGTTTTCCCGATGTGCTGGCGCTTGTCGTCGGCGGTGCGCCGATATTCCGCCCCTTCGACCATGTGACCGAATTCGCGTGCATTGGCGCAATTGAAGCCGACTTGCGATAGGTCGATGCCAGGTTGCTTCCGCCCATCATTCCGCCCCTTGCCGCTGGTCGTGTTGTGGGCGATGGCCAACCAGGAGCCGCCGGTGTTCTTGATGGCGTGAGGCTCGTTGGCGCGCGGGTAGCCCTTCACTGAAGCTGTCTGAAACGAACCGCCGTTGCCGTCAAAGCGGAATCCCGGAACCTTCGATCCCCTGAACGTCACTGGCATCAGCGCCGGCACGTCGCCCCACAGGTAGAACGAGCCGAAGTTCCAGCGCGCG